GTATAAATATTCATTGTATGTGAATAATAATCCTAATAAAGCAATACTACAAATGGTTTGTATAATTTGGGGTATACTAATTGTATTAATTTTTGCTATTGCCTTTGGATAAGGGGGTATAAGAGTATGAGAAGCGAATTAGTGCTTTTTAATTTAGACTATGCGTATAAAAATAATAGGCCATGTGCTGGTATTATACAGCTTATGACAGATTTGCGCCGCTCTGGATGTACAGTAAATGTAGTATCTAATATACTGGATTCTGCCGAACATGATAAATTAGAGCGTTGGGCAAATGAGGTCGGGGTTTATCGCTGGAAAATACAAAATGACCCTGCATTAGTTAGGAATAGTATAGACCGCTCGTGCCTGTATCTGCATGGGGACATAAATAAAATCGTTAGCTCTGGATACTCCTATAAGTATACTTATACACATTCTAAAAAAATTATTAAATGCGCCCAATTTGATTGTTATTGGAATGAAGCCGGTGAATGCCAAGGGGCTAAAGATAAGGTATTCCCTCAATATGGTAGTATGTGCCCTGAATATTATTCTTGTTAATAAGGAGTGTTAATGTATGCCAAAACTACGGCGACAGAGTAGAAAGAAGTTCGGGTGCCGTTGTTTATCTTGTCAAGAAAAGAGTGGAGAGGTATATATTGATCCTCTTGGTTATATGCACTGTATAAAGTGTGGTAGTATGAATATACGTCCTTGGCTGGGGGAGGTGGGGTAAATGGAGATAGGTAATCTACGCCCAGTTACCTTAAAAGATGGGAGAGAAGGTTGGTTTCACGATTGGCAATTTACTTCTTATTTAGTTGCAAGAAATGTTGTTACAAAAGAAGGAGGCCAGGTATCCTATACTCAGGGTATAGTAGAATTAAATACCGGTGAAGTGATATTAGCAAAGCCAGAAGATATTACATTTAATGATACTGACCAACTATGTATACCTGATGAATACGAAAATGAAGAAGGAGAATAGTTATGCCGCTGCCGGATTTGAATTTCTGGATTAAAAAAGATAATAAATATATTTGTTCTAATTGTGGCTTTGAGACCAATAAACCTACCGGGAGTAGATATGGGCCTGATATTTGCCCACGTTGCTTAGAGGTAGTACAAAAGTGCAATATGCAAGTACCTGTAAACTACTATAAAAAGGGAACAATTATGTGGTCTATTGTTAATGATGACTGGAGTGATCTGAAAGTATCAGAGATAGCAGAAGTTCTTGATGCAAATGAACAAACAGTGTATAGTGCAATATCTAATATTAAGAAAGAAACTGGGTATTGTGTACCTCATGTCAGCAAAACCATAGAGAGACTAAAAAGAATTCGCTTCGGTTCTGGGATGTGATGTATTGAAAATTCATAAAGCAATAAACCCAAGGTTTGAAGACTTTGTATTTAATTGGGATTATCCAGAGTATTTATTGGTGGGTGGGTATGGCTCAAGCAAGAGTTACCATATTGTATTAAAACTAATCCTAAAAGCATTACAGGAAAAGCGAAAAATACTTGTGGTACGTGAAGTCTATGATACAATAAGAGAATCCTGCTTTGATTTGTTTATTGAGATATTAGAAGATATAGACATGCTTGAGTATAACCCCAATAAAAAGAATAGTAGCAAAGTACGGTACAAAATAAGCCCGATGCAGCTTAATTTCCCTAATGGGTCAAAGGTAATATTTAAGGGCATGGATAAGCCTGGTAAACTAAAGTCTATTAATGGTTTGTCTATTGTTTGGTTAGAAGAAGCAAGTGAAGTTAAGTATGCAGGTTATAAAGAATTAAAGGGCAGACTTCGTCATCCTACGAGCAGCATGCACTTTATTTTAAGTACAAATCCTGTGGGTACTGAAAATTGGGTATATCAGCATTTCTTTAAGCATACAAACGAAGACGGTACACAAACTGTTATACTTGATGATAAAGAACTATATGAACAACACACCATAGTACACAATAGAGTATACTATCATCATAGTGTGGTTAGCGATAATTATTTTGTACCAAAGGACTACATAACAAACCTTGACGAGATGAAACTGTATGACCCTGATTTGTACAGAGTGGCAAGACTTGGTCAATTTGGTCTAAATGGTATACGAGTGCTACCGCAATTTACAACCGCTGACCATGATAAGGTTATGCGAGCTGTTAAAGGTATACCAGATCAATATAAGTTTGCAGGGTTCGACTTTGGGTTTGAAACTTCCTATAATGCGGTTATTCGTTGTGCTGTTGATGATAGAGAAAAATATTTGTATATTTATTGGGAGTATTATAAGAACCACATGACAGATGACCAAACAGCAGAGGAACTAAAGAATCTTGGTATACAGAATGTGCCTATAATAGCTGATAATGCAGAACCAAAAGCAATTCAGTATTACAGGCAAAGCGGGTTTAATATACGGCCATGCCATAAAGCAGCAGGGAGTAGACTTGAGAATACACGAAAGATTAAAAGGTTTAAGAAGATTATTTGCAGCAGTAATTGTACAAATACTATAAGAGAGTTAAGCACTTTAACATACGCTAAAGATACGAAAGACAATCTTATCTATGACCAATTTAACATAGACCCGCATACTTTCTCTGCTATATGGTACGCATTAGACAATTATACTGTTGCTAATATAAAATACATCCCAAGGAATAGCAGAAAGGGGAATACAGTATGAGAGGAAGGGCTATAAAGTTATCTAATATAGATTCACCCTGCTATGACAAGAAAACCCACACGGATTGTCCAAATAGGCGTATAGGATGCAGACAAAGCTGCCAGGCTTGGGAAATATATGAGGCTTTCAAAAATGAAATGATGAATAGAAAAATAGAGGCACATAATAAAGAAACCGATATTGTATTGTATGATATATTATCAAGGTTAAAAGCAAAGAGGAGGAATAAGCATGGCTAACGATTCTACTTTTATTGTAAATGGTTTAAGAATACCTTGGGGGATGATCTCTGAGGAAGTCGAAGGACTGTATAGCAGTACAATTTTGTCTGAATTTAGAGATATCATTGGGTATTATGACATCTATGAGAATGGTGCTCCATTTACACCGGAAAATAAGAAAGCGGATTTTAAGTCATCTGATCTACATTTTAAGGAAGCAAGAAAACTAATTAATAAAGAAGCAAGATTTTTGTTTTCTAAGCACCCTGATATATGGGTTGAAGTACCTATTGATAAAGAAACTGCATCGGAACAACAGAAAGAGGAAGTAAAACAAAAAAGCAGTATCTACCAAAGCTATATTAACAGTATAATAAAGGATACAGGATTCTTTTCTAAGTTGGTTAAAGCTGCTAAGGACTGTTTTATTGGAAAAAGAATAGCATGGTTTGTAAACTTTGATGAAGTAAAACAGAAGATAACTATTGATTTTATTCCAAGTCTTGAATTTATATTTGAAACAGATGAAACAGACATCAATAAACTAACTAAAATTGTCGCTTTCTATACTGTTTTAGACAGTGATAACAAAGCAGAGCAAGTCATTTATAAGAAAAAGTATTGGCTTGATGAAAATACAAATATCTGTTGGATAAATGAGGCTTTGTATGATGGCCTGGGCAATCTAAAAGAAGAACTAATACCTGAAAGGCCCACCTTGTTTGAGGGGGTTATTCCTGCCGGTGTTATTATAAACGATGGCTTGACCGGTGACTTGGATGGTATTAGTGAAATAGAAGAGCTGTCTGACAGTGAAAGTTGGTATAGCCGTATAAATAATGGGGATATAGATTCAGAAAGATCGGGTATGAATCCTATACGATATGCCATAGACATAAACCCCAATACAACAAAAGACTTGTCTATTGCACCTGGTGCATTTTGGGATTTGTCAAGTGACCCCAATAGTCCAGATGGTTCTACCGGAAGCGTTGGTATGATGGAAACGTCTTTGGGGTACAGCTCGGCCGTAGATTCTACCCTAAAACGTATACGGGCAAGTATGTATGAAAGTATTGATATGCCTGATATAAGCGCAGAATCTATGCAAGGTGTTGTAACAAGTGGAAAGACACTAAAGGCAATATACTGGAGCCTAATTGTTCGTTGTGAAGAAAAGATGCTTGCATGGCGTCCTGCTATTGAGCAGATAGTTAGAATTCTAATCTCTGGCGGTAAACTGTATCCAAAGGCAGCGGAAGTTTATTTAGATGGGTTTACTTTGCCTGATGATGAATACGAAGTGACTATTGATAATCAATATCCTATACCTGATGATGAAGCAGATGAAAAGACTATTGATCTCCAAGAGGTAAATGCTCAAACTATGAGTAGGATGTCTTATATGAAGAAGTGGAGAAATCTGACTGATTCAGAAGCTATGGCAGAACTACAACAAATAGCAATGGAACGTGAATTGTTAGAGAGTAGTTATAGCCTAACACCTCCCATAGATCGTAGTGACGAACAGGATGCCCAAGATGATACCCAAGATAATAATGAAGAAATGGACCAGGAGCAGTAAATAGGACTATCACAATGCCCCGCCCTTTACGGGGCGGGGTTATTTTAATTGAGGTAAAGTATTATGAACGAGTTTAAGTTAGGAAATGCTGAAAAGCTACGAGATAGACTAACTAAGGAACAAGAACAGGAGATAGCAAATACTTATAAACAAGTAGCAGATAAGGTAAAGAAGAAATTAAAGAGTATTCCTGATAATGGTACTGCTACTTCCGCATTAAAGAAGCAGCAATTACAACAATTAAAGAAGCTATTAGACAGTGAATATAAATCTATGCGGGATAAAATTGGTAAACAAATTGAACAAAAAGCAAAAGAAACTACACAAGGACCAATAAATGCTGCTAAAGAATTTGCAAAAAAGTTAGGCTTTGTTAAATTAGAAGGATCCTATGCCAGTGTTCCTAATGATGTAATATCAAGTATAGTAACGGGCCAGGTATATGATGGAGATTGGTCTTTAAGTTCAGCACTATGGAAAGATGTACAGCATAAACAGAAGGATATAAATAAAGTAATAGCCGATGGCGTATCCATGAATAAGTCTGCCTTTGATATTGCTAAAGATTTAGAAGAGTATGTAGACCCAAAAGCAAAAAAGTCTTGGGACTGGAAGAAAGTATATCCGGGTGTATCATCTAAGATAGATTATAGTGCCCAAAGATTGGCCAGAACGATGCCAGCACACGCCTACCAACAGAGCTTAGAGGCCACAGTTAAAAATAACCCTTTTATTGATGGGTATATATGGCACTCTGGGACAGGGAAACGGACATGTGAAATTTGCAGGGAAAGGGATGGAAAGTTTTTTGCAAAAGGAAAGCTGCCTATGGACCATCCCAACGGACGATGCACCTTTATTACAAAAGGGCAAAGTATGATGGATATATCCGATAGATTGGCTGATTGGGTTAATGGTAAAAGTGATAAAGGTATAGATAAATATATGGAGGATTTATATGGTAAAGTAAAGCAAGAAAAAAGTAAAGGCTTAACAAAGGCACAGCAGAAAAAGGCCGATGAATGGGATAAATCTTATAAAAATGTGGTAGAATTTGCAAAAAAGAACGGATATAGTATAGAGCAAACAGTTAAAAGTATACTTGGTAGCCCACCTAAAGGCTCTAAATACTATGGCGGTATTGTTGATGAAGTAAAGAAAGCATATACTCCGCCAAAAGTAAAGCCACAAAGAAAGAGCTTTACTTTTAAGGATATGAATAGGAAAGATGCGAATTCCTATATACGAAAAATGATAAGTAAATTAAAATATAGTCCTGATATAGTAGATGCCTTAGATGATTACATGATGTTTTCTGATGATATAAATGCCTATTTAAGAGGGCAAATAAAGACTAATGCTTATAAAGATTCTATTAGTGTGCTCTCTAAGGCTATGAATAAAGATACAGAAGAGATAGTTTTGCGTGGGTGTGATTCTAAAACATTGGGTATTAATCCACAACTAAGCCAACAAGAAATAGCTAATAGATTGGTAGGTACAGTCTTTAAGGATAAAGGATTTTTGTCTACAACAAAGGCAGAAAGCATAGCCAAAGAATTTAGCCAACGCGGTATAGACGGAAATGAATCAGAATTGCCCACGATTATAGCTATTAAGGTGCCTAAAGACATAGGTAAATGCTATATAGATTCTGGATTAGGTGAAGTGTTAATTGATAAAGGCTCGTCTATGGAGATCATAAGCACAGAGTTAAAGGATGGTATACTGTATATAACAGCGGAGGTATTAAGATGAAAAGTAAAAATGATTCAAGATGGGTAGACAATGGCCTTGAGCCTATTGGTAATAAGCAGAATACTAAAGCATTAAAACTATCTAAACAGTATCAGAAATGGGTACAAGATAAGAAAACAAAATAATTTTATTTGACTACATAATTATACAAAAACCGCTTTACTTTTGCATAATTATTCTGTATACTATCGTATACAGAAACCGGTCTGTATAAAACCCGGATTAAAATATGACCAGACATTTTTCTGGATAGGAGGTATTACTATGCTGTATGAGAGTAAACTAAAAAACCTTGGACTACAATTCTTTGCAGAATCTGGCGAAGGTGATTCTACTGGTAATGACAATTCTCAATTAGATAATGCACATGAGGATAATAAGACTACCAGTGAGAAAACTTTTACTCAAGAACAAGTAAAAGCTCTACTTTCCAAAGAAAAGAAACAGGGTAGAAGGGCAGTATTAAGAGAGCTGGGTCTTGACCCGGAAGATTCTGAAAGTGTTACTAAGGCAAAGAAAACCCTTGAGAATTCTAAGACAGATGCAGAAAAAGCAAACGATACTATAAAGCTAATGACTGATAGCAAAAATGCTGCTGAACAACGCGCAATTATTGCAGAAAGAAAGCTTGCTCTAATTAATAGCGATTGTAAAAAAGAATTTATAGATGAAGTTGCAACTTTGGTAGCATCTAAAATGGATGATGATACGGATTTTAATGCCGCTATTGCAATAGTAAAAGAGAAGTGTTCTACCTTCTTTCAAGATAAAGAGGAGGAGAAAAGTAATAATACAACCGGCAATAGTCAAGGGCATAAAAGACAAAAAGCATCCAAAGAAGAAAAGGGTTCTCTTGGTTCTCGTTTGGCAAAAGGTGCCTCTAAAAATACAGTTAAAGAAAATCCATATTTCAAAAATTAAGGAGTGAATAAGTATGCTAAATCGTTCCGGTATTATTAAGGAAACCGCAATAGCTCCGTCTCAAATCCTATTTAATGTACAGAATCAAATGAGCGTTGGAGTTATTGTAGATAAAACCGTGGGTACTGCTGGTGAAGATGGGAGAAAGATTGTTAAGGCAGGTACCCCTCTTAATGGTGATCTAACCGCTCGTGGTACTGCATTTGTGGCCGCAAAGGATACGTCTAACCCTGCTGTTGGTGTCCTGCTACATGATGTAGACGTTACTGACGGTGATGCAAATGGTACCCTGCTTATCTGGGGTTTTGTAAACCTAAACCGCATGGATTCTACAACGGCTGGTTTTATTACTGCTAATAGAAAGACAGAGCTTGCTGGCCGTGTGTGGTTCCTAAAGGACTAATCTATTATAAGAATAACAAAGGAGGAATATAGATGGCTACTATTTTTGATCTTGTTACTGCCCCCGAGCTTTCCGCTTATTGGGAAGAGTATAGCAAAGACAGACCCCCGTATCTGGGTGAAACCCTGTGGCCTGCACAAAAGAAACTTGGCCTTGATATTAAATGGCTAAAAGGTGCGGCTGGGCGTCCTATCGTTCTAAAGCCCTCTGCATTTGATGCTGGTGTTGTCCCCCGTCCCCGTATCGGTTTTGACCGTCTGTCTGCTGAGATGCCTTTCTTTAAGGAATCTACTTATATTGATGAAGAACTACGTCAACAACTAAATATGGTTCTTGAAACTGAAAATACTGCTTATATTGACAGTGTTTTGAACCGTGTCTTTAATGATGAAGTTCGTCTAATTGAAGCCGCTCGCGCTCGTCGTGAAATGATGCGGATGATGGTCCTAACCACTGGCTCTATTGCTATTACTGCCAATGGACAGAATTATGCTTATGACTATGGCGTTCCTTCCAACCATAAGACAACTGTCACTAAGTTCTGGAGCGACCCCACGGCCGATATCTTGACGGACATCCAAACTTGGCAGGATAAGATTGAAGCGGATACCGGTGTGAAGCCTACCCGTGCTGTCTGTGATAGAAAGACTTGGTCCTACATTAAGAAGAATGAGGCTATTTCTAAGGCGGTGTATGTGTACGGCGGCGGTGATATCCTTGTATCTGACAATAAGGTTAAGGCCCTTCTGATGGAGGAACTTGAGCTTGAAGTCTATGTGAACTCTAAGCAATACATTAGTGATACCGGTGCTGCGGTTAAGTACGTTCCCGATGATACCTTTGTCCTATTCCCCACTGGTAATCTTGGGTTTACTTGGTTTGGTACTACCCCGGAGGAATCTGACCTTCTATCCAGCGGTGTAGCAAATGTATCTATTACTGATACCGGTGTTGCTATTACTACTATGCCGAAAAGCGATCCTGTTAATGTGGAAACCAAGGTTTCTATGATTTCTCTACCCAGCTTTGAAGCAGCAGATCAAATATTTATTGCTGATGTGGCAAACCCTTGACATCTGTTGAATTAGTAGGGGCACCGGAGCAGGACCTACTTGGTAAAAAAACAAGTGAGTTGCAGTATGGTATTGGAGTAAACGGGGATTATATTACTGGTACATTGCACCATGCTACAGGATATACCGGGTTTAATGGAACGGTTCCCGCTGAACAAGAGGGTTACTATTTTGCAATGCAGATAATCCCCCCGGAAGATGCAGAGCTAAGTTCTTCTACCCTAAATGTATGGGGTAAAGAACTTGACCCAGAGGATGACGGTGGAAAGCCTATTCTTATAAAGCTATTGAAAGATGCTACTGGGGATGAAGTTAGCGGTTCCTTTACTGTAAATGCAAATTGGGGTTCCGGTGCTGTTCAACAGACGTTTACCTACAAATTCAGATTGGATTAAAGGAGTGAATACCTATGGTAAAGATTACAAATGGCGTAAAGACCTTTACAGTTAGTAAAGGTGCGTTTAATAGCCTGTATAAAGCCATGGGGTATTCCATCATAGACGGATTGGGTGGAGTGCATTCTTCACCCAATTCTGATGTGGATATCCCTGGTGAACAACATAGTTCTATACAAGATGATGATACATATATAGGTGTAGACGACCTAAATAGAATGTCTTTCAAAGAACTAAAAGAACTTGCGGAAGATTATGATATAGACATATCCGGTATAAGCAATAAAGAAGCACTTAAAAATATTCTTATTGATAATTTGTTTACTTAATACAGAGGAGGGCGGCATTTATGACAGATATTGAAAACCTAAAGCTCATATTGAGAGAAAATGATATACCCTTTTTTACTGATGAAGAATTGGAATATTACCTAAAGGAAGCTCAGGGTGATGTAAAAAATGCCGCTTATACTTGTCTCTGTATTAAGGCAGAAAGCACTAACATATCTGCTAATGGCTTAACAACCGCCGATATGGGACAATACTTTCGTAGGCTTGCAAATATGTATAGGCCAACTAATAGTGGTATACTAAAGGGGTGAAATAGATGAAAGCCCCTAAGTTTGAAGAATATAAAATCCGTAAAAATATAGATATATAT